CAGCAGCAGGGTCGGTTGCGAATTCGCGCAGTACATTGCCGACAATGCGCTCCTGGCCGCTCGCGGTGAATGGGCGAAGAAGCGCGCCTGCCGTGTTTGCAACCTTCCCCACTGCCGCCGCCGCTGGCGGGAGAATGCCGCCTACTAGAGCTCCAGTGCCGGCCATCTTGGGGTCGATCAAGCCGGCAGTGGCAGCGCCAGACCCAGCGCCACCAGCGATGCGGAGGAGCATGTTTCCTGCGGCGGGGGCAAGTCCTTGAGCGACGGGCGCGCCAGTGGATGCGCCACCCGTCGCCAATGCTGTGCCCAGACGGTTGACCACAGTGCCAGCAGCGGCGGCCCTGAAGGGCGCGCCAATGACATTGCCTACACCAGCGGTTCCGGCGACCTCTCCCGCGATCTTCCCGCCGCCATATCCAACAGATTTCGTGTCGGCGCCCATCTCTGATAAACCGGCGTCGATGGCGGCTCGACGCTGAGCGCTCTCTTCAGCCGACTCGAATGGCCGAATCAGCGTCGAGCCGATAGAGCCTGCACCACGCACCAAGCCTGCCGCCATGTCACGGGAGAACGTGCCACCCGTCACGGCGTCGGCAATGACTTGGCCCGGGCCAAGCGCGCCGCCCAGACCGCGCAGAACCTTCGTGCCGATGCCGTTTTCTGGCTTGGCCGCAGGCGCTATCGGAGCCACTTTCGCCGGCTCATCCTCCACGATAGGATCGTTGTCCCACGGGTTGCCAGTTGCAGCGTTGGCAGACGGGATGACCGCCTCCACCCCGCGTTGAATCAACCCCCTCTCCTTCGGAAGTCGAGCGGCTACTTGTTCGCCGTATTGCAGGGTGTTGGGGGCATTGGGGTTGCGCGGGTCGGACACGGCCACACCCCGGCGAGCTTTCTCAAGTCCACCGGGTCCGCCGTAGTATCCCGCCGCAGTAAGGGCCGGATCGCCTCCAGCTTGCTCGTAAAGCTGTTTGACGTAGCGAATGCCTGCACGGGCGTTTTGCGTCGGGTCATTGATGCTCCAGTCCTTGTCAGCCACGCTCTTGAACGTTGCGGGAATGATCTGCATGCCGCCGACAGCGCCAGCATTGGAGGTCTTTGTGTTCTTACCTGAGCCCGACTCCTGCTGGTAGATGCTGCGGGCGATGGATGCCGCCTGCCCCGTCAAGCCTTCGGCCTTCAGGGCATCCTCAAAAGGATCGACAACTGGATCGTTGTCCCAAGGGTTTGCCATTACGGCTTCCTCCGCGTCTTGCCATCCGGCGTGGTGAATGTCGCACCAGAAGGAACCTTGGCGTAGTCCTCTGCGTTTGTCACCGTGATCCCTCCCGGCTTGAACTTCGGTACGCCAACGGGCTTAGACGGGTTTGCGCTGATCTCTTGCGCCTTTGGAGCGCCAGGCCCAGCCCGGACCTTGAGCGATTCGATATACAGAGGTATTGCCGCCATCTTCTGCTTGGTCGTCTCGATGTCTTCGCCCCATTGCGGGGTGAGCTCCTCGATCTTCTGCTTGGCTTCGTCCTTGTTCACGCCAGCACCAGTAGCAGCCCGAAGCAACGATTCGCTCAGCGATGAAGCGCCTTGCACGAACTTCTGCCGGTCAGGGGTGCGAAGCCAATTCCCTACCGCGCCACCTACCAAAGGCACGCCAGCGATTGCGTCGGCGTACCCCGGTTTTGCTGCATCGGTCGGATTGCCTTCGCGGTCGAAACCAGCCGCCTGCATGTTCTTGAAAGCGTTCTCAGCCTGCACGAGCCAACCGGTCGCTTTGCCCTGGTCTTCAGTCAACTTCACGCCTGTACCTTGGGCCTCGCGCTTCAACTTGTTTTCCTCAGCCTTCGTCGCATTGAAGTCGCGCGCACGAGAATCGGTCATATCTGCTGTGCGCTGAGAGTTGGCAATCGTGGCTGCATTGTTGGCCTGCGAAGTACGTGCCTGCAGCAAAGAATTGGCACTTGGGTTGTCGAATTCGTACCGCTTTCGCTCCTGCTCCATCCGGTCTTTCACCGACATGGCCTGCTGTTGGTTCCTGGCAACCGCTGCTGGGTCATAGATGGCGGGGATGTTCGCCATTGCCTCGGGGCCGACGATGCCGCCTACTTGCTGTCGGGCCATGTCATACGTCGCTTGGTCGCGCACGCCGCTCATGATTTGGCCGATAGCCTCGAATTGCTTGATGCCGGCGTCGAGTTTTGCCTTCAGCGATTCACGTTCGGCCTTCTGCTGTTCCGTCTGGAACTTCTGCGCGGCCTGAGCTTGAGGAACGAGCCCAGCCTTGTAGTACGCGCTCGCCAGTCCTTCGGGAGCGGTGCCCTGAGCGATTCGGCGCTGTTCTGCTGCATCTTGCATTCCCTGTCGAGACTGCTGAAGTTGCATGCTCCGCATTTCGCGCTCGGCTTGTTGGCCCTCGATCTCGGCGTTCGACATTAACGGCGTCACACCTCTGCCGGCCTGCAAGATGATTGAAGGATCGAGTGCCATCAGTTGAAACTCCCATTCGTTCCGGCAAATACGTTTGTCGATGGATTCCACCCAGTTGGGCCGCTCAGGCTTGTAGAGCTCGCACCGTATGGCGTCGCGCCCGACGAGATCAGGCTATTCCACCCGGCTGCGCCGTTGGTGTTGCTGTTGCTGCGCATCGTGTTCGCCAGCGAGTTGAGGCCAGAGGTGAGCGCGTTGCCGCCAACGATGCTTGCCGCCGAGTTCGCATTTCCCGCTGCCGCGATGTTCTGCCCAGCGGCATTGGCGGCTTGCTGCGACCCTGCGCCGACGCGCGCTGCAGCGTTCTGGCCGAGCGTGCTTTGCCCCGTCAGGAAGTTGTAGATCGTGTTGCGGTTGCTGTCGTAGGCGTTGAGGTTGGTGTTCCAAGTGCTCTGTGCGCGACCGAAGCCCTCATTGAACTTCGTCCCTGCATAGTCCTCGTTGTAACGAGCAAGCTCCTTCATGGCGCCACCAGAGAGGAAGTTGCCGCGCGATGTTTGTCCGCGCTCAATGCCCTTCGTACCCTGGTCAAGGCCGAACTTGTAGCCGGGGTCGGTCAGCAGGTCTTTGCCGGTGAAACTGAACTCTTCGCCGTTGCGGTACGGGCGGAGAAGAGAGCCGTAGGTCGGATCCTTGGCAGCCGCATCGTTCTGCGCTCTCTGTTCCTCGTAGTACTTGGCGATCTCGGCGTTCAGGCCTTCTTCGTCAATGGTGGAGGAGGGGCCGGCATTTCCGCCAGCCGTGGACACCCACTCGCGAGAACCAGTGGCGCCAACTTCATTCCCCCAATAGCCCGGGCCGGTCCCCGGCTGAGTCCACGAGCCATTGTTGTTCTGGGCTTGCTGCTGGAAGTAGTCGTGAGCGCCCTGCGCGCCCAAAGCGTCGATAGCTTCTTGGCCCGTGCGATACATCGGCCCCGCATTCGGCGCGGCGGATTGCCGGGTAAAGCGGCTGAGCAACTGAGTGCGCACCTGGTCTGGCGTGAGGCCCGTTGCAAGGCCCATTGACGTGACGCCACTCGACCCCACTCCGCCCGTGCCGAGATACCGGCTCAGGAGGTTCTGCGCACTGCCCCCGGCTTTGACCCAGGGTTCAAGATCCTGCCGCTGCTGCGCGGCCATCATCATCTGTAGCTGCGTCGATTCTCTCGAAGCATCGGATTGCGCGTCTGCCGCATCACCGGCTGCGCTGGAGGTGATCAATGCGCCTCCGATTGCTGCTGCTGCACCCCATGGCATATCAGTACTCCTTATCCGTCTTGATGCAGACGATCAGCGTGATTCGGTCGGTGTCGCTCTCGTTCGTCACCCAATGGGTGTGCGAGTTGTCGAACCAGAAAATGTCGCCCGGCTTCGTCACAAGCTCGTGGCCCTCGAAATGAAAAGCTTGTCCAGGTGCAGCCGCGATCTGCACCGCAAACTTCTGGTAATAGCGCGCGTGCCAACCTGGGTCCGTATGCGGCTTGCAGACTTGCCCGGGGCGAATGCGGGTGATCAACACCCCGCCTAGCCGCTCTCCTTGCACTGCGGCCATGAGCGGAAAAACGATCTCCCGCACCGGCAGTGCGTCAGCAGGCGGATACCAGACTGAATCGTGCGAGCCGTCTGGCTGCATGGTCGAAGGCTCAGCAAACCGTGCCCAGATGTCAGACAGCCCATGGTGCGGCGAATCCTCGGGGTTCGTCCTCTCCTTGCGTTGGTCCCACAGCTCGGGGTGCACCTCAAGCGCGGCCTGCATCGGGCGGACGTCAAGGCCGCTCCACAGAAGCTTGATGGGGATCAAGATGCCAACTCCCCAACCATCGCCTGCATGTCGCCCATGTTGCTGTCGTCTGCGATCAGTACCTCGTCTACTTGTTCCGAGTCGGTGCATTCGGTTGCATGGATGCAGTACCAAACAGCATCGGTCAAGGCGCGGATTCCGTGGTGCTTCCCGGCCTCGATGGTCAGGCAGGCGGGGCCGTTGATGATGGACCGAGCACCTTCAACCAGAACCTCCACAGCGCCACTCGCCAGCACCGAGAGGTGTGCATGCTCGTGCTTGTGCTGCACCAAGATTTGCCCGGCCTTGACGTGCGTCTCTTTGGCATACACGCCGCCGCCAAAGTGGTGAGAGATATTCATGCTGGGGTTCCCGTGGCGTCGTGCCAAACAATCGGGTTGATCGAGTGCAGCCACACAGGATGGCCTAGGTCTTCGTCGTAGTAGAAACGGCCAACCCACAGGAGCGATGTGGGGCGCTCTGCTGTGGGCCCGCTCTGCTGTACCGACAGTGCAGCTCTGTGCGTGCGCGTGAGCCACTGAGCCCATGCAGGCATCCAGTTGCTGCCAGAATCAAACGGCTGGCCGCTGGGTATGTCGTAGGCGTTCATCAGTTGAACTCCGCCCACGCGCCGATAAACACCGTCTTCACTGGGTCGGTCACGCGCAGGCGAAACACCCAGTCGCGGCCACGGCCAAGACGCAGGAACAGTGAGCGGCACTTGAACTGGCCCATTGCGCCAATGTCGCGCCAAACCTCTTCAGACCACGTGTGACCGCCATCCTTGCTGTACTGCAGCATCAGCTTCGGCTGCGATCCCTGCCCGGTCAGCAAACCAACACCGCCCTCCATCTCGATCCAGAGCTTCGACAAGAACGTGTATTCGCCTGTCGATTGGTGGCGTGACACGAGCTCACGGGCGATGGCCTGGCCGTCATCGGTAAAGATGCCGTCTTCAAAGCGGTACAGCTTGCCGTTCTCGTGGTCGGTGACATACGAGCTATCCAGGAAGTTGATCTGGATCTCGCCACGGTGGCGCCCACCTGCCGACTCGGCACGATGCCACTCACGGCTAAGACCGTCGAACACCCACGACTCATTGGCCGAGGGGAAACTGATCTGGTAGAACGGATGCCCACTGACCATGTAGGCAAAGGCAGTCGCATTCGACACGCCTTCATACTGGCTGAAGATGTAATCCATCTCAGGATTCGACACAGGCACTGCGCTGTAGCCGGACAGCGTGCAAACCTGCACAGCACCCAGGCGGTTCTTGCGCAAGAAGATCATCGAGTCCATGAACTTGCACAGCGACCAGCGCGCAGCAAGGCCCCATTCAATCGCGGCAGCACCTACGCGCGCAAACGGGAAGTCCAACGCTCCCGAATCGCTCCAGAACTCTGTCGTCTCGCTGCCAAAAAGCAGGATCTGTCCGTTGTCGGCCACCACTCGAATCAGGTTGTCAGGATTCGACTCCGCCGTCGCGAAGTCCAGAGAGGTCCAGCCAGTCAGACCATCGAGGGGAGCCGACACATAGAAGCGGCCAGAGTCTGGTTTCTGAACGATGAAGTACTGGTTCAGGAACGTCACCGTGTCTGCACCCGGAAAATCCGGGTCGGTGATCTGCGCGAACGTCGAAGTACCCGTGTCGTAGATGTACCCGTTCGGGCCGTCCACGATGATGATCTGCGTGCCGTTGTCCGACATGTCCACCCGACCGGCAGACGTGAGCAACGTGCCGATGTTGGTCATCGCCCCATCATTCGTCACGCGCCACAGCGTGAAGCGGTTGACGATGTAGAGAACGTCGTCTTTCTTCCAGGCGCCTCGGCTCGCATAAGCACCGAAGTTGACGAAGGTCGTCAGTCCCGGCGTCGGGTACAGCGTCAGAGTGCCCTTCTCCCCGTCCTTTTGGATTTCGGCATACAGGTTCGTGCGCTTCTGCGCATCGACGTTGTACGACTTGCCGAAGTTGCCAAGCCCGAAGAGGGGTACGGGCCTTATCGCCATTCCAGCGGCCCCGAACGAGGATAGGCGCAGTCATCGACCGTGAAGCTGATCGGCGCCTGGTCGGTCGCCCATTGCAGCATCAGGAACTTCTTCTGTGCGGCGCGGGCTGAAATCTCAGCGCGGATCGTCTGGTCCACGCCGTACTTCAGTGAGATCTCATCGGCAAGGAAGTACTGCAAGCTGTTGACGAACTGCTGCTGGATGTTCGTCGTTCCAGCCAAGATCACATCCGGCAGGATCGATTGATAGCTCAGCATCAGGCCAGGCTCTTGCGTCGGCGCCGGGTACAGGTGAAAGCTCAGATCAGGCGAGACGTAGAACACCTCGGGGTAGTCGGCAGTCTTTGTAAGGTCGTAGGCCTCCCAGATGGCTTTGGGAACCTGCTTCAGAGGACGCAGGGAGCCAGAGGAATCAGTGAACTTCAGCAGCGGCACGCCGAAGTAGTCGGTCGGCGGCGTAACGATGCTGGGCGTGCCGATGGTCCACGTGATCGCAACCGGGTTGCTCGAGATGCGCGGCCACTGGAAGCCGTAGCTCGGAAGCTCTTTGATGACGCCGTTCAGTGCGTCAAGGCACAGGTCCGCGTCTTCGTCTTCCACCTTCTCGCCGACGCCGATGGATTGGCAGAGCTGTAGAGCACCCTGGATGACTTTGATCGTGGTCAGCGACCAGTCCAAGCTGGCATCAATGACGATGGTCATACCATCCTTTCAGGCAAAAGAAAACCCGCCGAAGCGGGTTGAGTGGTGGCGGTCATCATCAACATTCGCGCAGGTCCACTGACCAAGAAACATCGAACACATCGCCTGCGGTCATGTTTGCTGCCGTCCTGATCTGCGGACGAATGGCTGCATTTGTCAGTGTGAGCAGACTCATCTGCGGCGTCTGCGCGCCGATCTGCCCGGCGAAACTGGCCCCACCGGCTCCAGAGAGAGCCAATGAAGCACGCGGGTTTCTGGGGTACGCGAGAGGGAACGTGATTGGAGATGCAGACACAACCGTGTTGACCACGCTGGTTCCCTGCCAAACACCGTCTTGCTTTTGGAGTCGATGTTTGAAGTCTCGATAGGTCGTGCCGCCTGCGTTGTGCAGCAAGGCCCCTGTCGGCGCTCCAAATATGCGGTCTACGATGATCCCGCTCGAAGCTGCCGTTCCGCTTGCTTGCGAGGTGTAGAGGATGCTGCTCAAGGCATCCACATCCAGACGCAAGCCATCGATCTCGGGATTGAACTCGACGGTCGCACCCCGGTTGATGAACAGGAGAATGCGCGTTGCCGACGACATGCCTCGGGCATAGAGAGAGCAATCTTTCACCATCGGGATGAAGGGCAAGACGGTACGAGAATCGACGCCGGATGCGCCAGTGCCATTGATGCTCAGAATTCCTTGGTTGCTCGGCTGAGGATCGCGCGTGGTGAACAGGCGGCTGTTTCGAAATCCGCTGCGACCGCCCTTCACCTCGGCCCAGTAGGCAACCCAGCCGATGGCATTCGCCTGCACCTCGCCGCCAGGCGCATATACCGTGCAATCAACGCAAAAGTTGTTGTCTCCGCCGCCGAACTTCACCCCGCCGTAGATAGTGCAGCGCTCGAAGCTGCTCTCTTCGACGTTCCCGTGGAAGTCCGCCGCGCCCACGTTTTGTTCGGGATCGTTGCGCAGGATGGCGTCGTAGGTACGGATGTCTCGACATGGCACGCTGCAGACCGCATCCAGGCCACCTTGCGCCACCGCGTGGCGGCGCCCGTAAATGCTGCCGCGATGGGTCTTGATGTGTTGGCTGTTGCCGGCAACGATCCCATAGTCATCGAATCCTGCGCCGATGTTGCGCACCTGAGGGTCGTAAACAACACCCCGAACGCACCTGTCAAAGCCGTACCCGGAATAGTTTGCGCCTTCCGAAGTGACTCGGTCGAAAATCGCGCCATCGACCTGAGAGAAGATTACAAGTTGCTTGTTGCCAGACCCACCCAGCAAGCGAACATTCGCCAACCGGCAACGAACGGAGTTCATTCGGTAAACCTGCACATCAGCCGCTGCGTAGCTGGCGTAAAACGGTTCCGTCGTCGTGATGTTGTTGCCCGACACCGAAAGCACCTGTTTCCACTCGCCTGCACGGTAGTAGTTGCGCCAGCCCGAGTAGCTGTAGTCAGTTGGGTTGTAGATGCAAATCCAGTCGCCAGACGCCACGGCTGGAGCTGACGCCAGCGTGACAAGGTTCCGCCCTTGATTGATCGTAAAGCCGCCGTTCACGTCTGCGATCCGCGTGAGGCTGCCGGAATTGCCGATGCAGGTTCCGGAGGCGATGCCAGATAGGTCGAACTCGACGCCCTCACACAGGGCCTCTACGTCGAAATCTGTGGTTCCCGCATAAGCGGTCGTGAGCTTGTAGCGCCCAGGCATTGAGACCGTCACGCGCTTGCCGGTGGCCACTGCAGCAACGAGGGCTGCGGTGCAGTCGTAGGCGCTTGTGCGGCTCGCGATGGTCGCCCACTCTGATTTCGGAATCTTGCTAAGCAGATCAACCGTTGCCAAGTCCAGCGCGTCCTGCACCGACATCGGGACCGATCCTGCATCTGCCGATTGGGCGCCCAACTCCGCAGCGGCAGATGGCAGCGCCAGCGTGGTGGCGGTCGGCCGCCCATCCAGCGCATCCTGCACCGTGCCTTCAGGGGTGCCGACCTTGGTTGCGCCGTCAGTAGCGGCGGCCTCGGTTTTCTTCAGGGCATCGGCATCGATTCCCAGCGCGTCAGCAATCAGAACGTCTGTGTATGTGTTCACGCCGCTCACGGCGATGTCATACAAGCCGTTGGCGACGTAGAACTCAAAGTAGCCGTTCGCGTTCGTCGTCAGCGGATTCGGCGTAACGTTGACGCCATCATCCGAGTAGATCGTTGCAGGAGTAGCAGTCCCCGCGAGCTTGATCAGCACCTTGATGCCAACCACCGCATCGCCGTTGCGTGCCGCAATATTGTTCTGGTACTTCTGCATGACCTATGGCCTCAGGCCGCTTCGAGGGTGTACTGATAGGTCGGAATCGAAACATCCGACCAGTTGCCTTCTTCATCCTGGACGCGCGTGTGAGTCACGGCATGACGGAGCGCATCGAGAAAGTTCTCATCGATGGTGGTCGGGATATTGCGCGGGTATGCGTTGATCTTGTAGTTGTGGCCGATCTCCACTGGCGCACCTTGGCCGTGGAAGGTGATTCGGTGCTTCTTGAGTGCGGGTTGCTGCACAGCGATTTGCGGGGCTTCGCTGCTGTTCGGGATACCACGGGGCATTTCGTTTCTCCAATGAAAAAGGCCCGGGGTTAGCCGGGCCTTGGGGGGGTTGACGGATGGTCGGCTTAGCCGATGGCTTCCCACACGAAGGTCTTGGAAGCAACCATCGTGGTTGCGGTGACCGTGAAGGTGTTACCCGACACGGCGATGCCGTTCGTGGTTTCCAGCGTCCGCGTGCCGGCTGCGACGGTGTGAATCGAACTGGCCGAGGCCATGTCCTTCAGCCACTCGTCGCTGATGCGGTCGGTGACGTTGTGGAAGCGAACCACACGAGGCGTGAAGCCCACGGTGAAAGTCGCAGCCGCAGCAGCGCCAGCGTCAGACACGACGTAGCCGGTGGCATGGTTGACGATGCCGCCGCTATTGGCTTGGGTGTTGGTGGTGAGTGCCATGATGGTCTTTCAATGAGGTGCGCCCACGGGTTAGGTGGGCGCTGTTGGTTTAGGCGGAAGCCAAACTTTCCAGGCGCAGAAGCCATGCCTGGTTCAGAACGACGGTGGTCGTCATGGCCTTCCAGCCCACGGTGGCGCGCTGGTTCAGCGGATCGGCTGCGCCGGCAGAACCGAGAGGCTTCACGATGGTTTCCATGGCATGCCCAGCGAGCGGCACATTGCCGTAGGCATCAGCTGCAATGAAGAGCGTGGCGTACACGTCGTTCGAGCCGCCGCCAGTTGCCTTGTAGCCGGCAGTCGTCGCGGTCGTGGCGTTCACCCAGATCTTGCAGTTGGTCGAAGAGACGAAACGCAGGTTCTTGTACGAGCCGATCTCGTCTTCGATGATCCCCTCTTGCGAGCCGTAGTCCGAGGTCGATTTGTAGCCCGTGATGGACTCCAGATCGTGTTCGACATCCGGGTGCACCAGTGCGATGAACGACTTGCGGACCGATCCGGTGCCAACCTTGTCCGAGGCGTCGATACCTTCCTTCATCCACTTGGCATTCTGGTTCTTGAGGAACCGGATCACCTTGTCGAGGTCGGCGGCAGTGACCTTGTTCACCAGCGCGAGGCGGTTGGCGACGGCGGAAGCGTAGGCCACGTTCGTACCGGCCACGAGCACATCACGGCGGATGAGGTCGATGGTCGTGCCGGCCTGGTCGCCGAGGATGTCGGTCGCTTCGGTGATCACCGGGTCTTGGTTCAGCAGGCTCACCTTGTCCGACACCGTGACGAAATCGCCGTACTGGAGAGGCGTTGCCAGGATGTCGGTCGTGGAAAGCTGCGAGCCGGAGGGCGTCACACCCTCGACAAGCGCGGTCGTCGCGGCGGCGAGCTGCGAGTAGCGGCGGAACTTGACTTGCTCACCGCTTCGGGTCGGGAGCGGCCGCTTCTGGCCGAATCGACCGTGGATGTCGTTCGGCTGTGCGCGGCGCAGAAGGTTGCGGTCATAGAAAGCCTGATTGCCTGGGGCAACTTGGCTCAGGGTGGTCACATTGGTCATGTTGATCTTTCTCTAGGGCTTAGTACCCTTTGACGCGCTTCACCTCTCGGGCGAACTCAGCGTCGGACATGTTTTTCATCCGCTCGGCCATTGCCAGTTGATCGTCCGGGGCGACTCTTGCGGAGCCTCCACCAGCGCCAGCACCTGGAACGGCCATAGCGGACACCTTGGCTTGCTTCGCAACTTCGGCAGCGAATCGCTTGCCAACCTGTTGCTCTGTGAAAGCCAGTTTTTCTGCAGTGATTTCACGAATCGCCACCAGCGGGTCTTTGACTTCAGGACCAAGAGCGTCGAAACGCACCTTGATTGCCTTTTCCAGCTCAGGATCGATAGACACATCAAAGATGCCCGGGTGGACCTTCTCGATAGCTGCCTGCCATTCCTGTGCTTTCTGCTCTTCCTGATGTCGCGGAGTCGGATCTTTCGCAACGAAGCGGATCGCATCGGCCAATTCCGGATTCGCATCCAAAATAGCTGGCTTGTTTGCCTCGCGCTCTGCTGCTTCTCGCTCTCGACGTTCTTGCGCGCGCTCTTGAGCCAGTTTGGTCGCCCAGGCTTGGTTGTCCTTGGCGATCTTTTCGGCTTTTGCTACGCGCTCTTCGAGAACCTTGATTGGGTCCGGCTCTTCGGGCTTGGGCTCTTCAGCCACCGGCTTCTTCTCGGGCTCGACAACCGTTTCCGGTGTCTCTACCTTCGCGAACTTGCCGTCAGCGCCTCGTGCGGTAGTTGCTTGCGCATCCGCTTCGAGCTTTGCTGCTGCCTCTGCGTACTCCTTCTGGTATTGCTCGTCATTCACTTGCATCGAATTTGCTCCTTCGGGCCCTTGCGGGTAGTCCGTCTTCCGTCAACCTGCCCCGTCCTCTTCGGATAGTGGGGCGCGCATGCCTTCAAGCTCTGATAGGAGCGTTTCAGGCAATTCCTTCATGTCGCGCAGCGCCTTGATGCGGCCACGCGTCTGTTCGTCGTCTTTGTTGATGAGCTGCACGGTGAGCTCACCGACCTTTGCGTCGATCTCGGCCACCACGAGCGGCCACACGGCCTTCGTGCGCTCCAGCCAGTCGGTGATGTAGGAAATCCGTACCGCGCTCATTGCGGCTCAACAGGTGGTTCGCCCAAAGAAAAACCGCCTTCAGGAGGCGGTTCAGTGGGCTGCATTTCTGCTGCGGGAGACTCCTGCATCGCAGGATCTGGCGCTATCTGCTCTAGCGGCGCGAGCTCTTCGGGCGGCGGCTCAGGAGGCGGCGTTTGTTGCTCCAACATGTGCGCCAGAGCCATCGCAACGGCCTGATTCACCATGTCGGTGACCCCGGCCTGATCCATGCCTGGCGCAGCGGCTAAAGCACTGTCCTTGGCCTTTTCGATAGCGAGCAGTGCATTGGCCTTGTCTGCGTCGATCTCGGCCTTCATGCGCTTGAACGACTCGTCCTCGGACTTCTGCTGCGCCTTCTGCAGGTCTTGCTGGGTCTTCTGGAGCTCTTGCCCCATCTGCTCCATCTGTTCTGCGACCTGCATCATTCGCTGCTTCATCTGCGGCGGGATGTCGCCCTCGCCTTCCTTGTCATCCAGGATGGGCGATTCCTTGCCGATCTCCATCACTTCCCATGTCTGGCGCAGGAGTTCTTTCGCATCGATCAGCGGCGCCGTCACAGGGTTGCCAAGCGCGAACTCCGAGAAAGCGCGGATCTTGTTCGTCAGCACTTCCTTCTGCATGAAGGAGGCCGTGCCAGTGGCTTGCCAGTCCATAAACGACGACTTGCCGAACTCCTTGATCTGCGCCCACAACTGTGCTGCTTCGTCGCCGTGGATCTTCTGCACCGTCTCGGGCGTCAGGTACTTGAGGTTCCAGTCGATGTAGCACTCAACGATGGGCTCAATCCACATCGAATCGATGTTCTGGATCACCTCTTTCATCGGCAGCGAGCTCGCCGACATGATCATGGAGATGCCGGAAGCGGTCTTGTTCAGGTTGCGCGAGTCATCGCCCTGCGTGTACTTGGTGATGCCCGTGTCATCGTCCGAGAACTGCTCAGACATGCGGATCACGTCAATCCATCCGCCAGTGATGTCGGGCTCTACCTGGAACTGGATCGCCGCTTGCTTCTGCTCAGGCGATAGGCCCGGCTTGAACTGGTAGACCTTGCCCGGGTACTTGCGAAAGTCCTCAGCTGGCATGAACGCGGAGCGGTCCACCGCAGCCGTCCCAAGCAGAGCCATGCCCTTGCCTTCCATGAAAAGGCGGAAGGCTGCGTTCGTGACCTTCTGATGCGGCGCGTTGTTCTCAGCGACACCCACGCCCCACATCTCGTGCTCGACAGCCTCATACAGGCAGCGATGAGCTGGGCTCTTGCCGCTGTAGGGGTTCTCCACCGCCTTCACAACGACGCCACCAGCCATGATGATGATCGCGTCCACCATGTCGCCCATCTGGCGCTCTTCAGCATCAGCGGCCAGCATGGACGATTCGCTTGCTTGAACGCTCTTCGACCACTCGTCAAAGGTCGAGGCCGGCACCTTGCCGAAGAAGCGCGCGACCTTGATGCGGTCGTTCTTGAACCAGTACTGAACGTTGCCGCGCATCTGCGAAGCACGCTCCGAACCAGTCTCGTTGCCACGGTCGCCCGGGCCGATCATCGCCATCTCGACATTCTTGTAGCTCTTGTCGCTCTTCCAGGCGGCTACTGTCGTCGGGCTCTCCATCGTGACCCAGAACACACCAAGGCCGCTTGCAACCTCACGGGCTTCCGGGTCTGGGTACACGTCCAGCGTGTTGCCGAGCTCGAAGTAAGGAAGGTCGAACTCGAACTTCTCTTCAGTCAGGCCCGAATCAGTCGCCATCGTCTCGGTGATGACTTCCTTGCGCACGAACGGGCCGAACACGAAGCCAGTGCCATAAGTCGCCAGCGTGTTCACGCCAGTCTTCAGCAACTCCTTCATGTGGCCGCGCTCCATCTGCTCGGTGATGATGTCTTCCATCACGTCAGCAAAGGGCGCAAGCTTCTCGTTCGTCGGCGTCGTGTCGAACGGCATCTGACCACTGCCAAACAGCGCATCCGTGATCTTTGCCCGAGCCGCACGCACCTTGTTGCGGGTGGAGCCGATGAACAAGCCCTTGGCCTTGCGCGAGCGGGCAGCGCCCGTGCCGCTGGTGTCATCCTCGCGAGGGATGCGCAGCACGTCCTGGTAGCACTCAAGCAGCTTCAGTTCCTGCGGCTTGCGCGCATTTTCCCAATCGACAAGGCGCTGTTCGAGCAGCAAGCCTAGCGAAGTGGTTTCTTGGAGCGTGTCGGCCATAGGTTAGAAATAGAGTCCGTCTTGATCGGGCAAAGCCTGGTGAATGTGAGTGTTCATCTCCGACTCTCGGAGCGAGATACCGTAGCGGCGCATCATGTAGGCGTACCGCGTTGCAGCCATCAAGTCGTCTGACTCTTTGACTACCTTCCCGTCCTTGCGGTGGTAAAGCCTGAATTCCTCGAACCAGTCTTCCAGGTGAGAGAAGACCTTGAACTTCTTGAGCTGCATTCGCTGCAGCATGTCCTGCAAGCCAGCCTCAACGCCATTCGACCCATCGGGGAACGTCGCCCTGTCCGACATCATCTGCAGGCCTGCTTTGCGGTACTGCTCGGCCAGCTGCTGACCAGACCCTTTGTCATGCTGCAAGCCGTCATGCGGCCACGAGAACGGCAACCAGGTCGGCCACTCCTTCAGCGAGGCGGAAAATAGGATTGGCGTCTGCTCCTTCTGGCGGTGGCAATCAGTGACATAGATCGTGTCGTTGTCCCTGTCCCAAGCCATCCGCACGGCAGCGCTCGGGTGATCCCAACCGAAATCCAGGCCGCCAAGCTGCGCCCAGTGAGCCGGGATCGGAAAGGATTCGACCTTGATCGTTTCTTCGCTCACCGTGAAGATCCTCCCGCTCCCCAGTGTTGGGATGCCCTTGGTTCGCGCATCCCGCTCATGTGCCGGGTAGCTGGCAATGATTGCGGCCCGCTGCTCTGACGTGTAGTGCTCAGCGTCGTTGATCGTCATCGACGTGACGCAGCTACCAGCCACCTTGTCAATCAGGAAGCGCCTCACCACATCGCTCATGCCCTTCAGCGGGGTGAACGTCATGTAGACCATGCCGCCCGTCGCATTGGTGCGGGTCAGGCTCTCGGTGTAGATGTCCGCATCGGGCTCTTCATCGAGCCAAACAAAGTCCAACGTCTCAGCCTGAAACTTCTCCCGCCCTTGGTCGTAGCTCTTGAAGCCGATCAGGGATTCGCCGGCTTGAACATCCCCACCGCCTCCATGCCGAATCACCAGCGTGTCCACCGCATCGGCGACACCGCGCTTCATCGACTTGTCTTTGATCGCATCCCGAGGAATAGCGCCAGTGCCAATAGCGTTGGAGCGGCCACACAGCACACGCTGCACAGAATCCCGCGTCACCTCGCTTGTCACACCAGCAGCCCAGCCTGCTACAGCCTTCGGATAGACCCTTCCAGTCCACCAATCCGGGTATCGGCCCGTCAGGTGCATGGCAGTCTCAAACCCCGCGCTCCAGGTCTTTCCGAGCTGGTTGCCGGCCATCAGCAGGCGTTCACGGAACCCAGACCCTTTGGCGTGAAATTCAGCCTGCTTGGCGTAGGCCCGGTAATCCCTGAGCTTGTTGCCCTCCTTGCGCCGCTGCTTTTCCTCCAGCAGGGCTAGAAGCTCAAGCTTCTCTTCCCGCTTCAAGGAGTCTGGCAAGTTTTGCATCAAGCTGCTCTTCAGTCAGATCCGTCATGGTCGTCTTCTGATCGATCTCCAGCTTCTCGCCGTACTCACGGGGATTGGCCTTCGATGCCTTCCAGCGGAAATGGCTAGCCAGCTCACGGGCTTTTGCCAGCTCGAACGGGTCACGGGCGTCTTCCAGCTTCTGGGCCGCCAGGTCAGCAAAACTAGCCGCCGATGCAAGCCGTGCCTCGCGTGCGCGCGCGGAACGTTGCGGGTCAGCCGCGAGCCACCTGCAAAGAGTCGCCACATGCACTCCTGCAGATTGCGCAATAGCGGTCTGGCTCTCCCCTCCTACGAGTCGATCACAGACCTCATCGATGCCCAGGACATCCAGCGGCGACAGGGGCGTTGCAGCCTCACCCTTCGCTGCGGTCTTCTTTGGCATCTTCGTTCCTGAAATAAAAAAGCCCGCCAGCCTCTCGACTGCGGGCAATGTGGCAACTGCTTGCCGGAAAATGGTCGCGCTACTTCTTCCCGCTGTTCATGGCACTCGCCTGAGCAAAAGCCATGTCTTCGCGCGGATGGGCAGCAACTGCTGTGTAGACGAGCGTGTCGAATACATGCCACGTCTGGTTGTTGTGGCGTACTTCGTAGCGCATTGCTGCTTCCTTGGTGATAGGTGCTGGGCACGAGCCCAAAGCATGTAGCTAGGGGTGGTTGGCTCGGCCCGAGGCACTGGGTTGAGTTGCATCCCGACTTGCGACCGGCTGCTGTCACGGTGCGGGAGTGGTACGTGTATCTCGGTCAGGGGACGCCAGCAGGGCCTAACCCTTCGACCCAGCCCTTTCGGGCGCAACTCGAAAACGAAAAAGCCACCCGAGTATTGCTACTGGGTGGCTTGTGGGTTGATGGCGATGCGGGCGGCAGCCACTGGATTTACTTACTTGTGCGCTACCTCTGTACGAGAGGTCCGCTTTCAATGCCAGCGCCGGCGCGACTTCACCATCACAGCTGCGGCCTGCGCCCCGGCTGGCAGGCCATGTGGGGCGGCGGATCAGGCCGCATGTGTGATGGACCGCTTCCCCCCTTCCGCCGACGCCAAAGCACCTCACGGAAAGTTCGATTCATGCGTCTGCGCGGTCGATTGCGCGCGATCCTACACGATGTTTCTTTCGTGTGCAACTACTTTCTTCGGTTCACCAGCATCGTCCTGCCGCCATGGACAAGTGCGGCCAGAACCTCGTAGGTCACGGCCAGCTCACGCGCGGCTACCGCTGGGGGCGTCTTCGTCCTGACGTAGCTCCAGCGGATAGCGTCGCGATTCTTGTCCGGCAGCTCTCGGACAGCCTTCTCCATGACGCTCCCGTCCAGCGAATCCAGCGGGTCGCTCAACTCGGGCGCGTGCCACTGGCGGCCATGGGACTTCCCCATCTTCCAGATCGGTCCTACCCATGACGGGCGACGGACTGAGACGTAGCGCGCCCAGTTCTCCAGCCTCTTGTGGATGGCGTGGTGCTCCGGCTTCACCAGGTGGAAGTCGATTGGCTCGATCTTGGTCTTCATCAGCATGCAATCCTCCCAGCGCTGTCGTTCATCATGACCAACTCCTTGCATTGCTGACGAATCCCTCTTGGTAACGGCGCGCGGCAATATCCATGCACGCCCTCTCTAACGCCTGAACCCGCTCATCTGGATCACGTGCGTTCAGCCAGAGCCAAGCCGTCCATTCATAGTCCACCATCGTGCTGGCCGCTATCTCGGTACTCACTTCCCTACCTCCAGCATCTCAGGGCTGATGACTGGGAGGCCGATCATCGATGTGGCTGGCGGGATGCCCTTGCTCATGTCGAACAGCGGTGGGTTGGCAGCCTTGACCACTGCGCCAATGCCTGCCTCGACCAGCTTCCGAGCCAGCGCCGATTTCTCGTTGTACGTGGGATGGCCGCTGACATGCCGAGTCTCGGCGTAGCCGTCGATCAACTGCATCAGGATTTCAGTCGTCAGGTTCTTCATGCCATCCTCTTTTCTAGTCTGCGCAGCCTCTTGCCCATCACGGACTTGAAGCGCATGAGATACGGTATGTCGTGCTTCACAACATGGTTCTGCGTGTAGAGCCAATCAACCTTGTCTTGCCCGATCTTCTCAACCAGCCTCGGCGTGTATCCCGCGATGTTCCCGCTGAGGTGGTGATTACAGATTGAGCATCCCTTGTGAATGTTCCAGAGGTGGAATCGAACGGCAGAGGCAGCACCAACACTGCGAAGGTGCGATGCGTGCCACTGGCCATCCCAAGAGGCGGGTCGATCACAAGAGCAGCAAGGCAGGTGTCTATCCCGCAACCGCACAATCTTGTTCACGATGGCCTGGCACTCATCCAACCACTTCGACCGGGGCTTTTGCTCTTCCCGCTTCTTCCTATCCAGTGCTCTTTCGACTCTCTGCTTAGCCTTGCGTTCCCGCTCTTGCACTCTTTCTTTCTTCGCTTTAAGGGCTGCTAGAAAGTCGTCAATACAAAAGTTGTGAATTCGAAGTCTTTTCTCTTTTTCTTCCGTGGTGAACTTCTCTTTGCAGTGCCGACAACGTGTAGGAACTCTGGAGATCGTCACAACGTGCACCCCGCATGAAGCTCTCTTTTCTTCTCGATGTATGCCATATGGGCTTCTTCCGGAGTGTCAAACATCCCAAGATGGAAGCTATGTTTATTGAAACCAATGGAGGCCCTGAATCTTCCATTTAGCGGAGTGACGCCGAGAAGTCCGACCTTGCATTTGTATGTCGCGCTTCGCTTGTTCTGATTGTTTGTCCTCTGATCGACCGATCTCAAGTTCGCGATGGCATTGTTTTTCCTATCCCCATCTATGTGATCTATGCAAGCCGTTGGCCATTCGCCATGCATATAGAACCATGCCAATCGATGAGCAAAACACAATCGGCCTGCGACCTGAATCGCCGTATACCCAGCGGAATGTGTTGTTCCAGCGAGATCCCCAGGCATACGAGTGCCAGAACGCTTTATCGCGTGGAACAGCCCCGTTTCAGAGTCATACGTGAGCAGTTCTCTCACCTTCTCGATTGATGGAAGTGGCGCTCTCATCGCATGCTCCGATCCTGCGCGCGGTTGCTCGCTTCTTGCGTGCGCCAGATCTCGATCCGGGCCTGAGCCGCAATCAAGTCCCAGCGCAGCTTCTCTTCCACCTCGATAGACGCCTTCAGGCCGCCCAGCAGCGCCAGATAGTCCTCATGGGCATAGGCGTACTGCTCCCGCTCCACCGCAGCCTTGGCGGTGCTCTGGCCCATCAGAATGGCTTTCTTCGACTTCCTGAATTCCTCCAGGTAGACACGCTGAGCCTTTGCTGCGGCAAACTTGCCAGCGTTGGCGATGATGTAGTCAGCCGCCTTGTTGGGGTCGCGAAGATCAGGAGTCACAAGAGTGCCCTCCCGACCTTGCAAGAAGCCTTCTCCACCCTCACCCCCTGAGCGCCCAATGTGAAAGTGTTGGCAAGCAATGTGCCAAGGCAGCAGGCTAGCAATAGAGCGATGAGGTATTTCATTTGGCACCCCACACAGCGTGTAGCGAATGTCTGCTTTGAAGCGCTGCCGACACCACCTCGTCTGCAACCGCTGGCGCAGTCACAATGCGATGCTCGAATGGCGGCTCTGGCTCGTCGTCGTGGTAGACAGGGAGACTCGTTTCCACCGTGGCCACCTTGGCCTTCTTCTGCTTGTTCAGTGCGACCCGCTGGGCTATGGCCTCACGCTGCTCCAACCACTCTTTGCCCGCCTCGGTGATGCGGTACGGCTGGTCATCTGCACGCATGGACTTGTGCTTGCGCAGAACAGCCATGGCGCGATAGACCTGAAGCTCTGTCAGGCCCAGCCTCTGGCCCATCTGGCGGGCGGTGTAGAGGCCATCGTCAGACATCAGCTTGAGAAGCATCATGGTGTGGCTCACGATGCATCCTCCCCAACATGGGCGCGGTAGACACGCATCCACAGATCGTGCTGCGGCGAACCCTTGGCCCAGCTGCAAGCCTTCTGCGGTACTTCGCCCATCTTCGCGGCTCGCTCTGCGTCGTGGTTGATGCAGCGGTTTTCGTAGCCGGGGTCAGTCGGAGTGGCGGGCGCAGCGAAGGCTCCGACCTGGATCATGCATTTCATGCAACCTCCTTGTGCTGACTGGGCACCGGGAGCCATTGCAGCGTTTCGTCTTGGGCGTCTTCTCCGGGGTCGCGGATGGGGCGAAGCCAAGCGTCCGGAACGGAAGCGTCACCCCCCAGGGAGCGGGACCAATGGTCGATCTCGAACCCGCCCGCAGGCTTTACGCTACCCTCGACCAACCAGCAGTCTTGGCGTACCCCATAGTGGATGAAGTTAACCGCCCCCAAGAACCGAATCACTTTTACGATCTTGCCGAGGTTTGAATGCCTTCTTGCATGGACAACCATTGCGAGATCACCCGGCTTGCAGTTCATACTGCCTCCTTCACGTCTTGGAGCACAGGCGATCCGCCATACCGCTGCTTTGCATCAGCCATCGAAGCAGCAGGACCAAGCTCCCGCCACTTCACTGCGAACCATTCCTTCTTTACTAGCTTTCCCGAGCGGTCATATTCGTGGAACATCTGACCAGTGGGGATGCGGACGATTTCGAGGGCGATCATGGTGATCTCCTTAGTGCTCAGGTTGACCGGGGACGCTCAAGCCAGCAGCAGCCCACATTCGAGGCGTGATCTCATCTGCGGGGATCGTTGTTCCATCGCTCATCTCCGCATGGGTAATTTCATGCGCCCCGTCATCGGCGGTCGTTCCCACGAAGCCAACAATCTTCAATTCCTCTTGCTTGACCATCACAGTTCCTTCGGTTGGTAAATATTCATTTCTGCCGGTTTGCGAATCGCCACTTGCCCACCGCATTGCGCTCCAAGTGCCCTTCCTTAGCCAGCCGATGCAGGTAGTCGTGGCCGGTCTGCTCCGTCACCTTGAATCGCTGCGCGATGCAGGCTTGAGGGGGCAACTGGTCGTTCTCCGCAAAGAACTCGTGGCAATAGGCCAGCACCTCGGCCATGAGCGCCTGCTTCGCCAGCTTTAGGTAGGTCCCCTTTCCCGGGATGCCCGTTGCGTGCGCCCGGGGCTTCCTGACCTTCGGACCTAGAGCGACCTTGACCTTGACCATGGCTCGATGCTGCGGCGTCGGCAGGCCTCGGAGTTGCGCGGCGATGCGGTTTGCCGCTTGGCATTCGGCGCTGAATTCGCTCATGCTTCACCTACCGTTTCGATGCGGCGCATGACGCTGGCGGAGGCCAGTTCGGCGAAGGACGCGAAGCCAATGGCCGTCTTGCCAGCAGCATTGCCGCCGCGATAGACCAGCTTGCAGCGATCAGGGTCGCCGACAACGGCAGGGCGAGGCGGCTTCAACCCCTTCTTCTCGTACTCGGAATCCGGCGAGCGGTCGCCAGCAAGGCGGCGGGGGTACTCGAATTGGCCGCGACCGGTGTAGGCCTTGTGCGACTCGCAGAAGCGATGTTGCAGGTAGCTCAGTTCCTTGGTTTCGGTGCGGCACACCTTCGGCCACCCACCAAGATCTTCAATCGCTGCATGGATGGCCGGGTCATCGAAGATCACATCGGTGTAAGCACCAACGCTGCTCATCGCTTCCAGGGCCTTACCCCATGCGAGCTGCGCGCGGTCTGTGTGCGTGCCCTGCAAGATGCGGATGATGTCCGCAACCTTCGGCGCGAACTGACCGTGCTCAGGATCGGTCGCATGCGCTGACATGGCCTTCGTCACCTGCTCCATGGAGAACGGCTGGCAGGCTTGCAGCCATACCTGCAGCGTGAAGGTGGACACCGGCTGGCGGTAGTAGGCGAGCGCATCGGTCACGAGCGACACGAGCGCGGGATGGTCAGTGGGATGCACGAGCGGCCTCCTGTTCAGCAAGGAAACGTTCGCCAACGGCACGGTTGGCGGCTTCAAGCGCCTCCTGTGCGTTGGGCTTGGTGGACTTGGCCCCGTGGGGCGGCAGAGCGGCGGCGAGCCATTCGAGCGGCTGCAGCGGCTTTTCACGAAGGCAGTTCCGCAAGGCATCGACAACGGCATCACCACCGTGGCCCTTGCGCAGACCGCCGAGAAACGAGCGAGCGGCTTTGTCGGTGGAGCCCGCGTTGACCAGCAGCGGAACCCCGTAGCCAAAAATGATCTCGTCGGGCGACATCGGCGGCTTGCCGCCAGAACCGTTAGGTTCTGAATAATTGGTAATGGGATTGGGATTGGGAGGGAGCCCACCGCCTTTGTTTGGGGAGCCTGCTGGGGTGCCCAAACTCTCCATGTGGGCTGCCAGCTCATGCCAGCGGTCGGGTGCCAGATTGAGCCTTTCGCCCACAGCGACAGATGCGAATGCGCGGAGCGTGTCGTCTTCACACTTCCCCATATCCGGAACACTGACCACTAGGAAGTACTGGCATCCCTTGAACTTGCGGCGGTGCTCGTAAAGGCGCTGCTGCGGGTTCTTTGTGATGCCGACTTTGATCGCGCCGCCAATGTCGAGTGCGTAGAGAAAGCCAGGCTCGTTGTATTGCTGCTTCTTGTATGGGTTGCCGCCGAGCTTTCCGTTTTCACGGGCACGCTCTGCGATCCCTGCTGCCTTTGAAATCTCAGCCTCACAACGTGCATGCGTCCAGCCTGCATCCGTCAGCGTGAAGAACTCGGTGAGCACGGTTTCGACTGCCTTGCGTTCATCCTTAGCCGTGGCGCGCACCAAGCGGCAGGCTTGAGCGATCTCACAGGGGAGCGCTTGCTCTCGGCTGTAGTACACATCCAGCAGACGGCGATAAGCGCAGTCCTCCTGCCACGACAGATGCGCCGTAGCAGTGAGGTAGTCCCCGATGTGATGCGGGTAGAAGTTCAGATCCCACCCCGCTTGATGGCGTCACGACGGTGCGCGTCAGCCTGGCCCTGCTCGCGCCCAACCACCGGGATACCGTGGCGGACGATGGGCTGCAGGCCCTTGAGACGCACCACCTTGGGGGCGCGCTCGTGCTTGATGCCCGAGGGTGGGAAGACGAAGGGAGGCTGCTGGTGCATGAAGTCGGCGCATTCATCCATGTCTGCCACCATGGCGTCGGTCAACGTATTCGTCATCTTTAGGCTCCTTTTCCGTTACGGAAACTCAACGGCGCTTGAATGGGAGAACCCGGGAGATCCCGGTCTTCCGCATGCGGTAGCGCGCATCCAGCGCAGTGCGCGCCAATTGGGTAGCTGCCTGCTCGACAGTGATGCTGTGCAGTCGGGCATATCGCTTGAGGCTGAGCAACTGGGCTTCCGTCAAGTCAATGGCTTGGGTTTTGTCTCTCGTCACTGCACATTTCCGTTACGCAGCAAGCTCTAAACGGCTGCTGATTTGCTCGGGAAGAGTCACGACTGAAGCGCTCGCATATCGAGGCCGTCGTCTTCAGAATTCATGGCATGCATACGCGCCAACCCCTCCAGGACAAGTTCTCGCAAAAACGCAGACTTCTGCTTTCCGTTGAATTCAGCAGCAGCCTCAGCCATTCGGTCTTCGACCTCGTTCAAGGACAGGTTGATGCGCTTCACGCGGAGATGGGTCGGGTTTGCGTACATGGTCTTTCAAGCTCCCAGGTGGATGAACCCGCTCGCGAGTCGCTCAGCGGGGCAAATAGAAATGGTTGGGTAAGCGCGCATACAGCTGCCTTACTTGGCCTCGCCGGGCTCTTCGCTGCTCAGTGCAGCAAGGACGCCACCAGCAATGACGATTGCGCCAATGAGGGCAAGAGCGGCTTGGAGGTAGAAGCACATATCTCAGTCCTCAGTGGAGAAGCCGTACAGGCCAATGCACGTAGCAACGAGGCCAATGGCGAAGGTCGCGCCAAGCTCGCCAAGTCCGTGCGAGATGAGCGAGACGCCGACGATCAGGAACATGAGCGCAATGAAGTGGTTCATTGCTCACTCGTGTTTGCAGGTGAAGCACCACGCCAGATGCACTTCGGGCTCTACGTGGTATTCAGTGACTTGCATGGGGAGCCAGTCGCTGTGGTCCGTGACCACATGGCTAGTCATCAGTCCGCGCTCAATGAGCTTCTTGACCGTGCGCTTTGCGGGCTGCGGCCAAGGTGTTCCGTCTGGATACTTCTGCCCGATGCGCCAGCCCTGATAGCAAATGAGCCATTCCTGATTGGCCGTGAGCTTGGAGAAGTCGTATGCCATGGCCTACACCCCTTCCTTTGCTTCGGAGCGGGTGCGGCGCTTGGGGGCGGCCAGCTCGGGCCAGATTGCTTGCCAGTCGTCGGGGCGAAGATCGCGACGAGAGATCACACCATTCGTCGCTCGCTCGATGGCCGAAGCTCGCTCAGGCGTGATTGCTCGGTTTCCGCTCGCCATCTGAGACAAGTACGACAAGGGAATACCGAGGGTTTCCGCCAGCGCAGAAGCGTTGCCGCGTTCGTCTTGGATGTAGGTTTTCAGGTCCATATTGCTCTCGCTTTTGCGAAAGTATACGGAGCAATTGCGAAAGTTGCAATCGCTAAAGTGCGTGCATGAGAAAGCCACCAGTCGTAGTCGAGCATCCGCCCGAAGTGGCGCGCCGGCTCTATTGGCTAGAGAGCCTCATAGACGAGAAGTACGAGGGGAAGCCCGCGCTGTTCCAGGAGCGCACAGGCGTTTCCATGTCTCAAGTTGGGCAATGGTTCTCTGGCAATCGCATGCTTCGAGAAAAGGCGCTTGCTCGACTGATCGAAAAGACAGGGAAATCGGAGGGATGGTTTGATCGTCCCATCCCAAAAACCGAACCAGGCAGCCTTGACCAGCCATCTGACGAGCGCCGGCCTACAACCACGATTTCCGACCCGATTGACCTGCGATCCGCCCTCTTCACCGTTGGGGAAGCGATTAAAAAGGCAGATGACGAGACCAGAGGGGATGTTCTAAAGATGCTCGACCTGTTTCTGAGCAGCCCCAAATCCAATGCGGGGCAGCTTCCCCTCATTGTTGATCGCTTACTGGGGGAGTTGAGCTCCAAGCAGGAAGACGACGAGCCGAAGGCCGCATAGGTACAGTGGCCCCATTTCAACTCTACCGCGTCCGGTAGTAATTGTTTCTTAGTGTTTCTAGGTAGTACTATTTCATAACCATCCCATGAATATGGGAGTTGGAGGGCAGCATGACGATTTGGCACTGGCTTGTTCTGATCATCGTGGGCGTCATCCTGTTCGGCGCGATTTGGACAAGCAAGAAAGTTGCAGCGTCAACCACTTCACAATCGCCCGGCTCCAAGCCCATCGCCGCCCCGGGAACTGGCGTAGGCGGATGGCTTGCTCTGCTGGTTTTGGGGCTGGTTTTGCTTGGCCCCTTGAGGGCCGTCACACAGCTCAGTGATGCCCTAAGCGCCACAGAAGTCGCGACACCTCAACTCGTCGCTCACCCGATCTGGGAGAGCTATAAGACTTGGGCGTGGGCAATCGTCATATCCGCAGCCGCCTTGAGCATCTTTACTGGCGCAAGACTTGTCGTCTCCCGTGAGGCCTCGGTAGTCAAGTACGCAATCATTTCTTTATGGATCTGCGGCCCTCTCGCAGCAGTTGCACTTGGCGTTGTGCTGCCTTTTTGGGCGTTCTCCGAGTACATGACCGTCCAAGATTTCATGGCCGACAAGGAGTTGCAGTTGGGCATTCTGGTTTCAGTCGGCGTCACAGTGCTCTGGACGGTTTACCTGACCAACTCCAAGAGAGTGCGTGACACCTACATCCTCAACCGGTCAGCGTGAAGCAGTTGAATCGTCGCCCCCACGCGAAGCAGGGATGCCAAGTCCCTCTCATACGCATCACTGCTCGGCTCTAGTCGGTTGATTAGAGCGGCGATCTGATCAATCGCATCCTCAGGGGTTAGCGCCGCACTCATCGCGGCCATATCTTCAATCGCGCGCTTGATTTGGTCGTGGTTCATCTGGCGCATGGTGCGCCTGAGCGCTGACGCTCGCACCTGATTATTTTTACAGCCTAGGGTTTGCGATACGGCACTTTCGCAAATTACTTTCGCTTTTGCTTGCGTTAAGCTTTCTCATTTGCTACAGTTCATTCACTCGCCCACCAACAGGAGTAGTGAATGTTCCAAGTAATCGACATCCAGACGAAGCAGCCCGTGGGCAAGCCCATGAGCAAGCAGGCAGCTCGTGCCAAGCGCAACCGCCTTGACCTAGCATACGGCGCTGTTCGGTATGTGGTTCGCGAGGTGGCAGCGTGAGCACGCAGCACACGCCAATGGCCCAAGTGTCTGAAGACGCCGTGTTCTTCCTGCGCAAGCAAGCCGATGGCTCGCGCTGGCCTGTTGGCACGAAGCTCTACGCAGAGTCGCCAGTGATCGTCGCAGCGCCCGATCTGCTGGAGGCGCTGCAGGAAGCGGCCCTGTGGGTGGACGGCGACCTCAAAAACAAGGTGCGCGCCGCCATCGCCAAGGCCCAAGGGAGCGCGGCATGACCTACCTCTTCGACTCCCAAGACGAAGCGCCTGTACTCGTGGTCAACGAGCTTTCAGGAGAAGCCTCACTGCATTGCTTTAGAGCGCTGCTGATTGCTTATCAAGCGGGCAATGTGCCTGCTCTGGAGGTGAAGTGATGACTGAGAGGTACACCCCCGGGCCATTGAGTGTCACCAGCCGCAGCGGACGCCAAGCTCGTATCGAAAGCGACCACGTGAGGGCGCAGGGCCACTGGAATGACATCTACGTCGAGTTCAGCGGTTTCTTCGGAAGCTATGGGGCTCAGATGTTTGCTGTGGCCCCCGAGATGCTGGAGGTGATTAACGCGATGCTGGATGACGTTGGTCGTGCCAGCAGCCTGCCCAGTGCTGTTAAGGCCCGCGCGCTGCTCGCAAAGATCGATGGAGATGCATCGTGAACGCCCGCCAAGCCTTTCCTAGCATCGAGCGCATCGACTCTGGCCCGAGCTACCTTGATCGCACTTTCGATGCGGCTGATGCGATGTTCCGGCAGGACTACGACGACGCGCTAACCCGCCATCGTCGCGAGTTCAATGCAATGGAGCTGGGCGACCTGTGCTGCGATGACGCGCTTCTGTCGGCCATTCGATCCGGCGATCCCTCGCTGGTCGGCCATGTACTGCTTGGTATGTACGAAGCCAAGTTGCACCACTTGGCGGCATGGGCAGCGGAAGCGCCATGAGCCGCCCTCTCATTTGGCTCACTGCCATAGCTCTAGCCATAGGCATGAGCTACGACCCTGACGGGCCTACCGAAAGTGATCTTCAGCTTGTTGCTGATGACGTTTTGCAAGCACCACGCGACCAAGCTGTCGCAATGAAGGAGTGACCTCATGAAGCCAGAGGTGAAAGCGAAGTGGATCGCGGCCCTGCGCAGCGGTGAATACGCGCAAGGCCAGAACCGCCACCGCACCAAGGATTCGTTCTGCTGCTTGGGAGTGCTCTGCGACCTCTTTCTAAAAGAAGGGCGCGGCGGCAAGTGGGATGGCACCCTCGCCAGCATCCAATACGACGGCCAACGCTTCGATGTGAGCAAGGACGATGGAAGCTCTTACAGCTTGCCCAAAGCGGTATTAGCGTGGGCAGGCGTGCCCTCTAGGGGTGTGCGGGTCCGCTGCGAAGAAGAGTCGGTCGCGGTTGGCATCGACCTTTTGAACGATGGGGTAGGCGAAATCAGGCCCCGCACGTTCTCCGAGCTCGCCAACATCATCGAGGAGCAGCTGTGAACTTCATCAACTCCCCGTGCGGCGACAACCGCAACGAAGACCCCACTTTCTCTGCTCCTGTAGTCGTGGTGCTTCTTTGCACCTGGACTCTGATCTTGATCGGCGTTGTTGCGCTGGTCGCTCTTCACTTCGGGCGGCTGTGATGAGCAAGACCCATTGGAAGCGCCTGATGAATCCCGATTACATCGGCGCGTACTCCCTGCCAGAAGGCGAAGACCTGACGGTCACCATCGACTACGTGGTCCGAGAGCAGATCACAGGCACGGGCGGCAAGAAAGAAGAATGCACCGTCGCGCATCTGGTGAAGAACAAGCCGTTCATCCTGAACGCGACGAACAGCAAGACCATTGCGAAGCTCTACGGCGTCTACATCGAGGACTGGGCCGGGAAGAAGATCACGCTGTACGCCACCACCACGCGGATGGGCGGCGAGACGGTGGAATGCCTGCGCATCCGCCCGCAAGTGGCTGAGCGGCGCAAGCAGACGATCACCGATGCTCGCCTGGAAGCGGCCTTGAAGCAGATTGAGGCCGGCGCCTACACCTCGGAGAAGTTGCGCGGCGGTTTTGACCTGACGCCAGAGCAGGACGCCAAGCTGGTTGAACTGCTGTCGAACCTCGCCAGCCGCATCGAGCACTCTGAGGTTGCCACAGCATGACGCCATTCAAGTTCCGCGCGTCGGCAATCAGTCGAATCATGACCGAAGCGAAGACCAAGGACGAACCTCTGTCTGTAGGCGCAAAGACCGAAATCGAGAAGATCGCCAAGGAGTTCGTCTACGGATACACCGATGAAGTTTCCAGCAAGTACACCGACAAGGGCTTGCAGGTGGAGGCCCAATCGCTGGAACTGTACAACTCCGTCTTCTTCACCGACTACGTGAAGAACACCGAGCGAAAGACGAACGACTGGGTGACGGGCGAGTGCGACATTTTCACGGGCGACAAGATCATCGACCTGAAGTCGTCGTGGTCGCTCCCCACCTTCCCGGTTACTGCCGCTGCAGGCCGAGACAAGGACTATGAATGGCAGGGCCGCGTGTACATGTGGCTCTGGGATGTTGACCATTTCGAGATCGCCTACTGCATGGTCAGCACTCCACAGGAGTTGATCGGCTACGAGCGAGAGGAAATCCACTACGTGGAGCACATCAATCCTCTGCTGCGCGTCACTCGTGTCCCATACACGCGCGACAGGACGCTTGAAGACCGGATCAAGTTCAAGGTCGAGGCCGCTAATGCCTACCTGGAACAACTCATCAAGCAAATCGCCAACGAACACCAATGAGCCACCCCATGCCCACCCCCAGTATGCAAATCAATCCCCGCCTTGAGGATGAGCGCGCAGCGTTCGAGGCGGATGCAGCCCCCATGGGCTTCGACCTGAAACGCCTTAGTTGCTTGGCACCTGAGCCTTGGAGCGAGTACGCCGACGAATCGACCGGGCACCGCTGGGGCGGCTGGCACGCCCGCGCCACGAGCACACGCGAATCCTGCCCGCTGACCATTGCGCAAATCCACGACTGCGCCAGGGACGCGCAGATCGATTTTTGCATGAACAAGGAATCGAGCTTTGAGGTCGCCTTCGCACGACGCATCGAGAAGGCCCGTGCCGCTCTCAACGGAGCCGATGCAGGGGTGAGCGAGGGGTGGCAAGACATTGCCCGCGCACCAGAAGGCGTGCTGCTTGTCGTCGGCTGGCTCAATCCTGAAGACGCCGAGCGTCCCGAGCGCCACGACTTCGACTACCTGGAAGACGGTGTTTGGCAGAAGCACTCCGAGAACGTCGAGTACTTCCAGATGTGTGCGCCACCCGGAAGCCGGGGCCCGAGCGAACAGGCGCCCTACACGCACTTCATGCGCATCGCTCCCCTTCCCTCCGCTCCAACTCAAGGAGGCTCTCATGGCAAATGAACTCACCACCGTGCGCCGCCTCATCGCGGATGACGCGCACGCACTCACCTTCCAGACCTTCGGCCAGTACCGCACGGCGCTGCTCAAGGCAATCGACGCCCTCCCCCCTGTCGCTGGAGAGGCAGTAACCCAGTCTGCCCCCACTGAAGCGGGAGGGGTGGCAGAGGCCCTGAAATGGACCGCTGCTGCGCTGCAAGCAATCGTGCGCAGGTATGAGGTTGAAGGCGTCATCAGCAGGCTCGACAACGATGAACAAAAGCCGCTGGCCGACGTTCTCGACATGGCCGACGCTGCCCTCTCCACCCTCCCCGCACCATCACCTGAGGCAGTAGCAGGCGCTATCGATGCGCGGGGGCAGGAGGTAACGCTTACCGATACGCAGATCGACGCCTTATTCGATCCCCGCGACGGCATCGCGCAGGGACTTGATGAAATGGCTCGTCGCTTCGCTCGCCGTGTGGAGTTCTTCCTTAAAGCACCCCGAGAGCAATCCCCGGCATCTCCTGACGCAGGAGTGGGCGCAGTGGCAGGGTGGAAGCTGGTGCCGATTGAGCCGACCGACGCGATGGAGCACGCCGGTCAGCAGGAGCGCTTCGCCGACAACACAATCACAGCAGTCTACAAAGCCATGCTCGCCGCCGCCCCTGCATCGGCACCCGAGGCACCAGAGCAGCAGAGGGAGTACCCGCCGATGCCTGCCCCCCATTCCCTAGTGCCAGTTGGGAAATTGGGGGAGCAAAAAGCAGAACCCCGCTTCACCGGAGACCAGATGCATGCCTACGTCGATGCCGACCGCAAAACGCGCCAGCTCGCGGCGTGCAACTTTTGCCTCAACGAAGCGGCAGAGGCCCGCGCCGCCCTCGCATCGCCCGATCTGCGGAGTAAGTTGAACGCCGCCGCAAACTACATCGACACTCTTGGCGGAGACAGCAAAACCTACCGCGCCGCCCTCGCACAGGCAGCACCGGCAACGGGCAAGGTGGGCGCGGTGCGAGGCTATCTCGGTTCAACAGTTGACGGCGGGATCGATGACCATGACGAAAACGGACTTGACCAAGACGATTCGGGCGCTGCGAAAGATGCAGGGACTAACGCAGGCGCAACTGGCGCAGCGAGTGGGTCTGGAGCGAACCAGCATCACCAACATCGAGTTGGGCAAGCAGACGATCAGCGAGCCGGTGTTGAACGCGATTGCGCAGGCACTGGGCTACCAGGTGAAGATTCGATTCGAGAAGCTGTAGCGGCGATCATCCGCGACCTTTCTGAACTTGAAGGCGAGGTTGAGGACGGCCAAGACGCGCTCATATGCACCGTCGGTGATCTTCAAATCATTCTTGAGCGCCACATTGCCGCGCCCGCGCAGCGAGCCACCCCTGCCCCCACTGTGCAGGCAGAGACGGGGGAGGCGGTGGATCGCAGTGACGCAGTGAATCTCGCCAGAAACATGCTCACCGTCCGCAACTGCAAAGGCATCACGTCATACGGGGTCCGCGTTCTGTGCGACGCCGTGATGACCATGGACGCCGCCCTCACTGCCGTTCAGGCAGATAAGGGAGGGGTGTGATGGAAACGAAGCACACGCCAGGCCCTTGGCGCGTTTCCAATGACGCTGGTGATTGGAACGTCTACCCCGATAGCAGCGGCACGTCCTGCTATCAGGCGATCCGCGCAGGGAAGACCATTGTCGGGTTTGCCGTGGCACGCAGTCGCGGCTTCACAGAGCCGGACACGCAGCCAAACGCCAACCTTCTCGCTGCCGCTCCTGAGCTGCTTGCGGCTCTACAACTGGCTGTCCGCCAGAACGGATGCGACATGCTGATGACCGGCGAAGAACTGCGCCAGTGCGAGGCCGCCCTCAAGGCCGCTCAGCCTGACCAAGGGGGTGCACATGGCATCGGCTCTTCTACGGATGGAGGCAACCAGTGACCACCCCAACCACCCCAGATGTGAGGGCCGAGGCATTGGCCGTAGTGGCGTACCTCGTGACCGGCCTTGTACGCGGTGAGCCGAGCATCTGCTTCGAAGACGAGCGCGGCGACTATGGCGACGAGGATCACACGCCGGTCTTTGATGCACTCGTCCGTCTCTCCGACGCCGAATCCGCCCTCAAGGCACGCGACGCGGAGATCGAGCGGCTGAGGGGCGATGCGGAGTGGCGACCAATTGAGTCAGCGCCGAAGGGCCGCAAGCTGATCGTTGGCTACTTCAACAAGCTCGGCAAATGGCGCACCGTCATGGGCCGCTACTACCTGCCGAAGACGCTCGTCAACGAGAACGACAACTTCGATCTCGACGAGGATGATGACGGCTACGCGCCCGAGGGCTGGTACGAAGAGAGCGAGTCCCAAAGCTCGATTCTGCCGACTGACGAGCCGCCCACGCATTGGAAGCCGTTGTCAGAAGCTCCAGGCGCCGCCATCGATCAGGCCCGAGCTACGGGCGGGGAGACGGCAAAGTGAGCGCAATCGACGAATACAACACCAGGCTCAACGCCAACGTCAAAGCCGCACGCGAGCAGATCGCAAAGACCGCCATCGCGAACCCTGGCACACAGCAACTCTGGAACGCTCTGTCGCATGCCATCTCTCAGCGCAAGCACTGGGAGAAAGAGGAAGCCCGACTGCGCGGCGCGTGGGGTGCGTTGATCTCGTCCGCCCCACCCGAATGGCAAAAGCTTGCCCCAAAGGAGCCCTCATGACCACCACCGAAGCCTTCGAGGCGCCCGAAGAGCGCGATCTGGATGACGGCTCCGAATTGCTGGGCGACCCAGACGAGCACGACCATGACGTTTGCGACCGCTGCGGCGGCGACGGCATGGATCCGTGGAACGACTACCTGTTTGAGTGCCCTGAGTGCAATGGAAGGAGCCCGCTGTGAACGACCGCATCGAGTTTTTCGAGGAAAAAGAGCAATCCCCATTCCTCTGGATCGAGTCGGCATTCCAGCCGAACGATGGCGACCTGGTGAGCATCCTCGGCAAGACATGGGAGGTCGTCGGGCGCTCATTCTCCGTGGACTACGCCGACAGAACGCACCGCCAAATGCGCTGCAACGTCATCGTCCGCGCTGCCGCTGCAATAAGGAATCGCGATGGAGGGACGCAGGGATGAGCACGTTGCCGTCAATCCTCGACGCCTGCTGCGGTAGCCGCATGTTCTGGTTCGATCCGCAGAATCAAGGTGTGTTGTTCGGCGATGTGCGCGAGGAATCACACATCCTCTGCGACGGACGTGCGCTGGACATCAAGCCTGACGTGCTAATGGACTTCCGCGCCATGCCGTTCGCCGACAACTCGTTCAAGCTGGTGAGTTTCGACCCGCCGCACTTGCGCAAGGCTGGCAAGTTGAGCTGGCTGGGCCTGAAGTACGGCGTGCTTGGCCAAGACTGGCGCGAGGACATCCGCAAGGGATTCGCCGAGTGCTTCCGGGTGCTGGAGCCCGAGGGCGTCCTGATCTTCAAATGGAACGAAATCCAGATCAAGGTCAGCGAGGTACTTGCACTGACAGAGCACAAGCCATTGTTCGGGCACAAGTCCGGCAAGCGGGCCGACACGCACTGGATCACCTTCATGAAACCACGCCGCGCTGCCGCCCAGATAGGCAGCGAGAAGGGGGAGCGATGAGCGCTCGACGTGTATCCCTAGCACTGTGGGCTGAACGACAGTTCGATCCACCTCCCGCAGACCGGACTTTGCGCCTGTGGGTGCGCTCAGGAAGAATCGTCCCGGCTCCCGTCAAGGTCGGTCGAACCTACTACGTAGACCCCGATGCGCGACATATCTCCGAGATTGCACGGTCGGGCGGGTTGCTTGCCAGATTGCAGGCTGCCTGATGGCCGCAAGACCGCGATCTAAGGCCCGCAGGGAGTGGCCTACCGGACTCAACGAGACGAGGCCGGGCTACTTCATGTGGTTCAACCCGATCACCAAGACCTACGTGAAGATCGGGCGCATCCCGCTCGCGGATGCTCGCATGCAGGCCATGGAGGCCAACCTGTGGGTTGCTGGGCAAGCGGGTAAAGCGCGCCTGCTGGATCGACTGCAACAGAAGGACAAGACTGTCCGTGCGTGGCTTGACGAGTGGTTTGCAACTCTCACGCATGCCGCCAATACGCTGCGCAGCTACAAGTCGAAATGCAAAGCCATCTCGGAAGAGATTGGCGACCACGCACTAGGCAGGCTGACTGTGCAGGACACAGCCAAGGCACTCGACAACATCACCAAGACGCGGGGTGCAAGTACTGCGCGGGCCTGTCGCACAACCTTGATCGAAGCCTTTGGCGCAGCGATCACCAAAGGGCACATGACGACGAACCCCGCTCAGGTGACGAAGACCGAGAAACCGGATGTCAAACGCTTGCGCTTCACAGCCACCACATTTGCCAAGGTGTGGGCCGAACTGCAGAGTGGCCCAACCTGGTTGCGTAGCGCCACGCTGCTCGCGATGATCACCGGCCTGCGCCGGGAAGATGTCGCTTCACTGCAATTCACTGACGTGGTGGACGATCACCTACTAGTCGTGCCAGTGAAGAATCAGGGGAAGGTGAAGATCGCCATCCCTTTGGCGCTGCACTCCCAGGCAATGGGCATGAGCTTGAAGGAGGCCATCGCCGAGTGCCGGCGTACTGGGGTGGTGAGCAAGTACATGGTTCACCAGACAATGCCGAATGGCAACAGCCCTGCGGGCAGCAACATTTCGCTGAACACGATCACAACCAGATTCACGGAGTATGTGAACAAGGCGCTGGGAGAAGGCGAGAATTTGCCCACCTTCCACGAGATGCGCAGCCTGTGCAAACGGAATTACATGGCGCAGGGTGGAGTGGACACCAAGGCGTTGCTTGGGCACATGACGGACGGCTCTGCAGACCTATACGCGAACAACCGAGGAATCGAGTTCACGAAGGTGAAAATTGCCTGAGTTCATACCGAATTCACACCGCATTCCTACCGCACCTAGCATCCATGCGGGCTGCAGGACGGAGCGTGATAGGGCAAAGGTATCTCATCGAAAACAACCTAAGATGTTGATTTAATTGAAGAAAACACCAAAACCACCTGCTGTTTGGGATGGCATAAAGCGGCAACCTGGTCCCAATGAAATCAATCACTTACGCATTGGTTCCTACCGCTAGATTCTGAAGATAGGATGGATCGATGGAAGACGATGAAAAGCTTGTTCGGGCAGCTCTGGAAAATGGCGGCGATCTCGCCTTTGAGCGAGACGTGACGTTTGAGCGTGTGCAATTCCTGCTCGCCGAAATCGATGATCTTCGCAAAGAGAATGAGCGGCTGAGGGCGGTTATCGCTGGCGCCGCTTAACTCTAGCGCTTCGGCCAGAGCGAGTAGTCCTAAGCTGCGCCCTTGACCTTCTCGACGGTGCGCAGACCGCCAAGACCCAGCATACCGAGCAGCAACGGCCACAGCTCCGAAGTCTCGATCACCGGCAGGTCAACGGGATGCCCCAGCGCCTGCGCGACCATGAACAGCACCGGGCCGCCGATGAACTTGAAGCCCACCGCCAAGCCGCAGATCCAGCCCACGAAAGGACGCCACCCCGCCACGAATAGGCGCGTGCTGGCCGCCTCCACCTTGTTGATGTCCGACTGCGCCGTGGCAATCGCCACTTCGGCGTTGATTTGCGCTAGGTCACCCTGTTGAGCCATCTTCATCAGCTCAAGTTTGGCCGCGTCCGCCGCCCCCTTGTCGGGAAGGATCTTGTCCAGCAGTTGGGAAAAAACGGGAAGGAGGGAAAGAAGTGCGCCCATGGTCAGTCCTTGATGTGCTGGAGGTTGGAGGCAATACGACGTGACCAGCCACGTCCGAACGCTCCCCACGTGGGCAGGCTCGTCATGAAATCGAGGCGAATACCGCTGTATTGCGCCGCTGCAGAGAAGCCGTCTAGGCGACCGGCAGCAGCAATGGTCATCGGGCCTATCACGCCATCGTCAGCGACGCCTGCGAGGCGCTGCAGCCACTTCACAGCCTGCTTGGTTCCCGAGTTGACCGCTGCATCGAACACATGGAACCGCAGGGTTTCGGGAAGCTTGTCGGCCTGGATGGCGTCCCAATACTGTTTGCGGTAGATCGCCTTCGCGGTGTCGCGCGGCAGGTTCATCATCGAGCCTTCGTAGCCATTGGCGCGGGCGACATTCTTGGTGACGCCCCACATGGTTTCGCCGCCAGGGTCGGAGGGGCTATTCGCGTAGCCACCCTCATGACCGATGAGCCGGTCAAAAGCCTGATCGAAGTTCATCGGACACCCCCCGTCGCAGCGCGCTTCTCATGCTCAAGGTTCTCAATGCGGAATTTCAGGATGGCAAGCTCACCCTGAATCGTCGCGGCAGTGCCGTTGCCCGCCTTCACCGAGATCTTCAGTTCGGTCATGTCCTCGCCGAGTTGCCCCAGCTTGAAGTACATCGTCGCGAACGAGCAGGCGACGGCGAAGGCCACACCAAGCAGCCACTGCAACGGCAGCTTCATGTCGATGATTCGGGTCGTGCGAGGCAGCTCGCCGGGCTGGGTGTCTTGGCTCATGCCGGGAACCTCGCAGACGCGGTGAAGTGCATGCTGTAGAGGTTCGCCACCGCGACCGCAGCAGCGCTGTTCTGGGCGAAGAAGAAATCCCGCCCAGTCACGATGGAGCCGGCAACGAAATTCGAGCCGGCAGACTCATCCCGAATCGATCCAGTGGCGCCCGTAGATGGGTTGTAGAGGGTGACAGTCGGCGGAATCCGCATCCGCACAGGAAACCGCTCCTGAAATTGGACGCCGGGCGTTGATGCCGCAAGACCCAAGGAAAGGCGCCGGTTCGCAGAAGCTGCGGCTGTGCCAGGCGCAACCCCATCATAGGAGGTGTAGAAGTACCGGAAGCAACGCCTTTCATCTTCGCCAATGTCGATGCGCTCGAATGGCGAAAGCTGCCCTGCCTCAGCCTGGAACGCTCCTTGGTAGGTGATCGTTTGCCCCGCCACCAATGCTCCAGTGACGAACTCAATCGCGATGCCTCGGGCTGCGTTCACTCCAGCGTTGAAGCTGAAGTACTTCGTTTCCACCGTCCCGCTCACAGCCAGGGTTCCAGTCGCTAGCAACGTCTTGGCTGTGAAGTTGTCAGCCACATCGGCAACATAGGCATTCCACGTGACGGTTGTGATGCCTACCGCCGAAATGGGAATCTGCACGTTCACCTGTTTGCCAACCCAGTCATAGGTGCCATCTGAGCCGATCTGCTGGCCGAACAGCGTCGCGGTGTTGGAAACCGCTCCGGTGATCTGCTCGGCGTAGTTGTAGCCAGTCCCAGCCACGCGCTGTACTGTGACGTTTGCCCCCGTGCAGGAGGCATAGAACTGATCCATCGTGTAGGCGATGGCAGCAGCCGCAACGATGGTCTGCGCCGCCCCCGCGTTCACCTGGTCAATCCTCATCGCGCCATTCACGATGCGATTGCGGTATGGCGGGGTGGTCAGCGTTCCGGGGAGCGAAGGGTTCGTTGCCGTGATCAGGCCCACCGACACCAGCGACAGGCCAGAATCGAGCACCCCACTGTCTGGAAGGATCGTGACTGTGGTGGAACTGGAGTAGACCGAGCGCACCACAGTTCCGGTGACGATGCCCCCAGTATTGACGGTCTTTACGCGAGTGCCAGATGGAAACGTCTGCGTCTGATCGCCCGGAACCGTGAAGGTGTTTGCGTTCACGTAGGCCGGCGTGCCGCTGAAAACCACCCACTGATCGTTCGCCGCGAACGCATCATTGATGCCGCTAACGTAGTCGATGGTCCGCATCGTGACCAAATTCACATCTTTGATGACGAACTTGTACGCCTGGCCGCCAATGAGCCACACCGCCCCTTGCGAGTTCAGCCCCAAGGTGTTCAGCGTGATCGGCTGGGAGTTGGCATGCGCTGGAAGGCCGTCCCGGTCGTTGTAGGTTGCTGCCGGCGTACTCGTTCCAGCCAAGTACACCCAGATCGTTCCGCCAGTCAGCGGATCGCCGTTGGCGTCGAACTGCTGTTCGTTGATGATGGGGGCGAGAAATGCCATGCAGGCTCCTGAAATGAAAAAGCCACCCGGAGGTGGCTAGTGGCTAAAATCCGCCCGTGGAATTCACGGACTACATGTTTTGGAAGGTCATCGCCATCCTTGTGGCGGTGGCGGTATTCGAGTTCTGGAAGGGCATCACCGGGCGGAAATAGCCGGTGCAGCCTTGTACGGGATTGCGCTGTTCTGAAAGGCTCGCAGCAGCGAATTGCCTCCCGGCTCAGCCAGCAGACTTGCTGCCTCCTGCGGGTTCAGCAACGAGTTGCCAAGCCTCTCCTGAATCTGCTTGTTTGCAGTTCCATACGGCAGTTGCAACAGTCGCCCCAGCGTGGAACTAGCCGCTGTCGATCCACCGATAGACCGTCCCAACGAACTCTCCAGAAGTTGGTTTTGCGCAAAGTTCTGGAATGTGTCTGACCGCCCGGCCTTGCCAACATTGGCGGCAATCTGACTGGCGTTCAGGTCTGCTTGGATGTTGCGCAGCACCTGAAGCTGAGAAGTGCTCAGTTTTTTGCCAAGCTCACTCCCTTGGTTCTTCAGGATGTTGTTCAGCTTTGCGGCAGAGATGATCGCCCCGCCTTGCGAATCGACCGTTCCAGTCTGGATGCTCTTCAGCACCTCCTCGAGCTTTTCCATCTGGTTGATCGGGATGCTCTCGTCGGCGTACTTCTGAAGGTAGCCCTTCCAGTTCGGCGCCCCCCTCGTCGTCGGGCCAATGGCGTTGGCTGGCATGGAACGCGAGGCCTGGTCAATCGCGTCATCAATGAACCCCTTCACCCCAGACAACTGAGACGACGCATAGCGCAGGTTCCCCGCCTCTCCTTGCAGCTTCCCGCCAAGCACATCGTTGATGTCCTTGCGAATGGCATAGAGCGCTCGGGCGTCGATGGCACCATCTTTCGAGAAGTTGGCAATGCGCGACCTGAACTGCGACAGAGCCTGCTGCGACAACTGACCAGCGTTGTTCGGGTCTGTGATGAGGTCGTCAATGCGCTGAAGAATCCCCTGAGCCGGCACCTTGCCTGCAGCGTTCAAGGCTTCCTCACGCATCGGACCCGTGGCGGCATTCCGTGCCTGCTTGGCAAGATCCAACTTCCCGGTGTTGCCGGCGATCCCCTCCAACGCTGCAGTACGCGCTTGGTTTTGCGCCGTCTGGCGAGCAGCCATTTCCGCCGCGAACGAAGGGCTTGCTCCTTCCATCGAGCGAGTGACTGCCGCAATGCCGGCATCACCACTGGCCGTGGCCGCAGTAGGCGCGGAGCCTGGAACGATCTGCTGAGTCCGTTGCAACGCTGCCCGGGCAGCAGCAGGGTCGGTTGCGAATTCGCGCAGTACATTGCCGACAATGCGCTCCTGGCCGCTCGCGGTGAATGGGCGAAGAAGCGCGCCTGCCGTGTTTGCAACCTTCCCCACTGCCGCCGCCGCTGCTGGCACTGTGGTCAAC